ATGCAGAGGGGGTGGTGATTTTGCGAGACCCCCCTCCCCCTCTGACGAAATTTATTTTTTAGCTCACCAAACTTTCTTGTTCATCCCAACCGACAGGAGCTTCAACTTTTCTGTAAATTCCAAGAACATTTTGTTCTACGATCTCATCTATTGCTGCTTCGATCGCATCAGATTGATCAACTTCAGACAAATCAGGTGAAGACATGGTGAGTCGGGCAAGATACTGGGTTGTAAAGTAGCCTGAGCTTTCATCAAACTGAAACCATTCATCGAAGTGAGTGAATGGATCCCAAGGATTGTCCACTGTCGTCAGCATGTGCACTGTCATCGCATCCTCCTCACACGACAGTCTTGAGTGTAGAGAGTGACACACCCAGTTGATCCGCAATCTCTGCCTGAGTGTAGCCAAGAGCAACCATAGCCTTGGCACGGCTAGTCTTAGCATCAGTCATTACGATCTTGTTACGAGGTGTAGCCAGTTCCTTAACTCTATCTAGATCTGCATGAGTAAGGATCTGTGACAATGTGTTGTTGCTCACAGCACCAGCCTGGATGGCTGCCCATTCCTGGTCAGTGATGTCGATACGCTGCTTGCCTGCGCCTGTACGAATTCGAGCTTTAGTAAGCTCTAGTCCTTTAAGCTTCTTCTGTTCCGATTTGTCCATGTCTGGATTCGCGTCCAGCTTGGCGCGGAAGGCGGCGTTTGCTAGGAGCTGGGCGTTTCTTTCAAGAGGCGCGTTTCGTTGGGCTATTTTTAGTTTGGCACGGAGGGTATTAACCTGATCTTGGTAGGCGACCTTAGCTTGCGGGCTGTATGGAGAAGGCTTGATGTTGAGCGACACCAAGCGTGCCTTGTTAGCCAGATCCTTCAGTCTATTGGAGTGGTCGGCATACACCTTCTCGATGGGTGTACCAGAAGATAGGGCGTGCGCATTGGTTGCTTCAGCCAGCTTACGTACCTGCGTGGTACGAGTTACTGTCTGTCCTTTATCGTTTACATAGGTAGCACCAGTGGGCTGATACCTATTCTGACCAGTGATCCTATCGACAGCACCGCCTGCATCAGCGAGACGGGGCTTTCGTTCGGGTACGTACAGCGTGGACTTGGCACGGGAGATCAGAGTCGAAGCGCCGGCTCTGCTGCCACCTTGGTACTTAGTCTTGAGTTGAGCAATACCATTGTCGATTGCAGACTGACGGTAGTCGAGATTGTGTTTCTCAGCATCGATGACAACCATGGAGTGACGTACTGCACGAGCAAGCTCCTGAGTATTCGCACCACGAATGGTCATGTCAGTGATAAGGTTCGAGACCTCGCCCATTTGAATTGCTTTGGTGCGAGGAGTCATGCGCTTCATACCCTCATATGATGGATACGAACGCTGAGGGTCAAACCCCTTCAGACCATCAAGAGCAGGCGCCGTTTTGATTTGCCTCTTGTTATTGGGTATAACAAGAACCGTATCGCCATCGAAGTCTGCACCAGACAGTCGTTCAGCTACCTTCGAGTTGATACCAACCGCATCTCGAGCCTGACCAAGAGCACGCTTGGCTTCGGGATGACGATTGTTTACTGTGAGTTCTGGGATCTCAAAGACGCCACCATGAGGATAGCGAACAAGCGCAACACGTTCTCCATCCCTGAAGTTAGGCGCATAGATCTCAGTTTCTTTCAGTGAGTTGATCGGAAGGATGACGTTCGATCTCTGTCGAGGCAGAGCGGCCGCCTTCAGATGTACTGCTGCGGAATCCACGTCACCAGCAAACGACTCCAGCAACTTCCTCTTGACAGTTGGATTCGTCAGGCTCATGATGTCGTCGAACTCACGCTGCTTACGCTCGTTCATCATGTCCAGCTGCTGCTTAGCCAGAGTAGGGCTCTGCTTAGACAACAACTGCGAAGACAGATTCTTGGACCACTTATCCCAAGCACCTTCCTCGTTTACGATGTTCATCGCCGAGATGACTTTACCAGTCTTCGGGTGAATCTTCTGGCGAACGATAGACCCAAAAGGATTCTCAGGGTCATCCTTCATCGCTTTCATCGCGTCGAGCTTGTTACCCGTACTCCGCTTGTTGGTATTGAAGACGAGATCCACGCCGTCAGGCAGGTCGTCTTTGTACATGGCCATACCCTTGAGGTAATGCGTGCCGTCAACAGCAATTCGGACTTGGGCATAGCGGGCGCCACCGAGACTAACGTCTTCGACGCCAGGACGAACATGGATAACGCCGTCAGAGTCCGCGCCACCGTCTTCTGCATAACGAACACCAACCCGCTTACTACTCACGGACAGGGGCTTCTGGATGGCGATGTAAGAACGACCACCATCTTCCGAGAACGCTTGGATCTGTTTGATGTCGGCACGGTTTTTGGAAACCTCAGAGTACGACACACCAGGTGCAGAGAGAATCTTAAGTGTCGTCTCTTTTCCAGTACCCAACTGACGCACCTTCAAGTAGTGAATCTTGTAGCCTTCTTCTTGAAGCACAGCCACAGCTGTCGCCAGCTTGGTGTCACTGATATCGAGATGCTGTCCAACGCCAACACCAATATCGATGTACTTCTTTTCGGCAACCTGGTCTTTCAACATTGTCGCCGTGCTAAGAAGGATATCAGCTTTGTCTTTCACACCAGGAGCGAGCAAAGCTCGAACCGACGATTCCGGAATGCCCATACGTTCGCCAATGGCGACGTTAGACATTCCCTTGTCTTTCAACCTGGTAACCATGTTGATGTTGGACTGACGCTCTTCGTTCTTTGCAATTGATCTGGCCGCACGGAGCTGGGTTGTGGTGATACCCATTCCTTCCGCAACCTGTGCTTCGCTGAGACCTTGCTTCTTCAACTTCTCCGAATAGGCAAGGAAGCCGCTACTACTGGCGAATTCAGGTCCGCCAGATCCCCAAGGATAACGGCCCGACTTACGGAGGATGCCGTAGTGAGCCAAGTAGTCGTCCTCAGAAACGATTGTCATCCGTAAACCTCCGCTTCCATCTCTCGGATCCGCTTGTCATACACGATGATTTGCGACATGATTCGCGTAACTTCGAGAACGATGACTTCCTGGTTATCCTCGATGAAGATGTCATCATTCTGGTAGATCCGAAGTTCTGTCTCGATCTCGACAGGCTTGACACCATATTCGAGACAGAACAGAGCGACGTAGATAAGCAATTGCATCATGCTAGTTTTGTTGATGCCGGTCTTGAGATCGAAGATGCGAAGCTTGCTGGACCTGAACCCAATCGCATCGGCCGTACCAAAACAATTGCTGGAAAAGTAAAGCGTCTGCTCCGGAGTCATGCGGAAACCGATGCAGTCGTTCACATATGCGTTGATCGTCTCTTGCGTGTCAGGAAGTTTAACGCCGAGCTTGATGAGCCTCTGCGCCACGTCATGAAGATCTGTTCCGCGACGAGCAGCGAAAGACGCGTAGATACGTGCGTCCATCTTCTGTTCGTCGTAGTTCACCCAGCTATAGGAGCTAGGGCTCATGAACGCGTGGCTACCCGCATGCTTCGAATGATCGTTGAAGCGCATCGAGTACCTCTTCTTCATTTTCCGGGTAAATGACGAAAGCGATGCCGCCCATTCGAGTCACGTAATCCAGGTACCATTCCTGGTTAGGCTGGAAAGAAGCGTTCGCGTTTCGCTTTACCTCAAGCACTGCGTACCAAGGCCCGTACAGGATCGTCATGTCGAAGATCCCTTGGAGAAGTTGTTCGTCGTTCTTCAGGACGAGGCAGTCGGGGAAGCGAGCCTCGATACGCTTCTTCAACCCTCTTTTGTAATCATTCTCGAGCTTACCCACAACACCTCCCTAAAATCAAAGGGTCTGTAAACGACCACATTCTATCCCTCTTCATTATAATCCATGTTTTTGTTGCGAGATAATACCTTGTTTTCATTCAACCCACTCATACTTCTGCATAGAGGGAAATACGCGTGTTTCGTTGTGAATGGAAATGATCAAACCCATATATAGTAGTCCGAACAGAAGTACTGGCTCCCACACATTCTCGTAAATCCATCCACTATCGAGTTCTCGGACTGCTTTCTTATACTCGGGCAACCTCCTTCTGAACTGCTGCGCATGTTTGATGGCGAACCAACGTGGACGCCAATCAAGGTTCTCGACTTTGCAGTTCCACAAATTACCGTCAAGGTGGATTGAAGTATCCCACCCTTCATTCGGAGGTATGAACGTTTCGCATACCAACTTGGATAGACTTCGCGTAACTTGCGTAGGGCCAACGTATAACTTGACGAACGGTCGGGCGTCTCGTAGGGCGACGGGTGTAAGGACGTGGAGTCGCTTGTCGTTTCGCACTCTCCCGTAGGTGCTAGCCGAGTAACCTGGATACCCCAGCAGTGGAGCCCACACTTCAGGCATCTTGCCTCCAAATTTTCATGATCAACAATTCCAAGATTTTTCGTAAAAACTTTCTTAAAAAACGTTTTAATAATACCTTGTTTTCTCTATACGCGCGTAAGAGATATAGTAAAACAAGGTATTATCAAACGCGTTTTTAAGAAAGTTTTTTGCAAAAATCTTGGAAAAGGACGGTGGATCAGGCCAAAACGGACATATCGGCAATATTGAAGTCCCTTTTCTCCTTCCAAGCCCTCCGAACGGCCCTATCGATGTATGAATTTGACATCGGCAAGTAGTAAAACAGGTTTCCGTACGGAGTGTTCATGCGGTCGATGCGTCCGTACGCTTGCTCGGTTCTCTTATACGAGTAGTCCTGCGACCAGAAGAATGTCGCATTTGTCTCTATACACTCCCACCCTTCCGCCCCCGCGTTGTACTGCACAAGGTACAACCAACGCAATCCCGATGGCACTTCTTCATGTTTTTGCCCGTTCCACTCGGCTATTTCGATGTTTTCGATACTCCTCAGCATCTCTAATTCGTAGTTAAAGTTGTAGAAAACGATCAATCGAGGGTGTTTTTCCATGATCATCTTCAGAGAATTCATGCGACTAGGGTGCTCTGAGACCACTCTACGCATCAAAGAATGTAGCTCAGCGGACTGTCGAATCGGCCTTTCTTCGTACGGATTCCACCGATCTCGCATCACTTTCTTCATCAAAACCTCGTCGTGATCCACGTCAAGCAGAGTCACAATCCGAGTCGTATGCCTCTCGTACGGCATTCGCACCAGGATCTGGTTGCGGCACCTTACGAGTTCTCCCACGTTTGTGTAATGGTCCACCGAAGGAAACTTAGAATAAGATTTGTAGACGACGTGTCGAGCTTTAAACTCGGTTCGATTTCGATAGAAACCGTTCGCGAGGAAGACCGGAATGTAATCGAGCCAATTGTCCCCGGGGGTGGCGGAGAGTAAGATCCACTTATTTTCCTTGGCGATACGGAGAAACGACTTGACCCAGCCACCAGAACCAACCAGACGCTGTTCGTCGAATATAAAGAAAGCTCCCTTAATGTTCTCGAACTTGTGCACATTGTTCCAAGAATCAATCGTGAGGATTCCCGCTGCCGTCGCGCCTTCGTCCATGCCGACCGCAAAACGCGCAAACTCTCTTTGCCAGTCAAGACTGTCCCTCTTCTTTGCCGTCGTTATCACGTATACATCGCGATCGGCATGATGTGAAGCATAATAAGCTGCGGCGACCATACTTTTGCCCGTACCCACACCACCCGCCAGGATCGAGCCGTTCTTCAGCTTCGACAGTGCCTCCTTCTGGTGAGGTCTCAGCTCGAAGGAATTTCGCAGGTCCTCCATCGTACCTCACCTTGAACTCGATATCGTCGACAAAATAATCGGACAGATCACCACAACTCGGACACACAAGACTGGTTCGAGAGTTGAAAAAGAACACACGGCACTCGTTATGCATACAACACCGCATGGGCGGAAGGTTTTGCATCTTCATTTGAGGCTGAGTCATTATTCCTCCGTTAACTAAAGGACAGGAAAGCCGGGAGCCCCGAAGGACCCCCGACTTCTGTTAACTACTACCCCGCTCCAGAAGATCTGCAGCGTCGTGAATCGCGGTCTCGTACTCCAGACAGGAGGCCGTTGCGGCTGAGAGGTGACTGTTGATCTCAGCAGCCAGAGCGCCGATGCCGTGGTAGAATCCGTGTCCTTCGCCGAGAATAGAGGCCACTTCGGAGTTCAACTGAAGTAATCCCTCTTGGATCATGGCGATGAGTTCTACCGGAATCCTTTCGGAAGAAGCGAGTCGGCGAAGTTTCTCGATGTCATCCTGAATGGACATGATCAGCCACCCATGGCCTGCTGGCCAGCGGTACGCATCGAGTCTCCATGAGCGAGAATCAGCGCGTCCACCGCCGTGATGTTCTCACGAAGCGCTTGGGCCTGACCCATCAATTCCTCGATCTTCTGCACAACCACAGAGGCCGATCCGGTAACTGTCTGTGTTGCGGCGTGCCCCTCGCCCAACAAAGTGGCCGCGGTCTGAGACGTGTTTTGAATGATCGCCTGCACCTGCGCCAAAGCCTGCGTCGTGGCGTTCAGCGATTCTGCGGCTGCAGTGCTCACTCCGACGGCTTCACTGCCAACTGTGTCGGCGGTGGCGATCAGCTGTTGGGCGTTCTCCATGATGCTCACAGAAATCTTCTTTCCGTCCCGATCGGGACATTTGTATTTGCGATGAACTTTCATGACCAAACGAGCGACCAGTGGGGTACTAGCGTGGGTAGTGTCTCCACATTTCGGGCACATCATATTGTGTCTTGACGGTACGGCATTGTTCAGGAAATCGCCTAGACGATCGGGCATCTTACTTCTCCTTTATGTGCAGGCCTAACCCCATACCTGCTCGACGACTCCATGTCCTGGGGGAATGAGTACAGGTAGCTGTCGTCTTCCAACGTTCTTACAGAATCAGAGGCCCTGGAATGGTTCCTTCAGAAGACTACCCTGTAAAGGTCCCTGGAAGGGCTCGTCGAGAGGCAGATCGCCCTCGACGAGCTTCACGCCTTCGGCCGAATGCCTGTAGTCCGGTGCGTATCCGTCATCCGAAGTAGCCTTCTCCCACGCCTCGCGCCCAGGCGTGAAGTCCACCTCGAAGGTGAGGTGGAACTCGCGATCTCGGTAGACGTACAGCTGACCACGAAGCGGGACGATCCAGTCGGACACTCGGGCGTACTGGAGTCGCTTGGTCTTCTTTCCTTCTTCGGCAAGGCTGTCACGCTCCGCCGAGAACGTGAAGAATGGCCGACCGTTCGGGTCGTACATCAGCTCCTCGTCGAACTCGAGGGCCAGTTGTCCGACGTTGTCCGGTGTGACGCAGATGGCTTCGGTCTTGATGACCTTCGGGGCGTAGCTGGCGGTCACCGGATTGAAGTGGTGCAGGTCGAGTGTTTCGGCGTTGAAGATCATGTTCCTGCTTTCTTAGTTCTTCTTGTTGTCGGAGTCGAAGCTCGCGAAAGCTTCGTCCACGGTGAGTGCGTTGGTGTGGTTCACCGTGTTCTCGACCGGATCCTGGAGCTGGCCGGGCGACAGGGGGATGAACTTCTCCGGGTCCCAGGGCTCTTCGTCGGTCATCTTGGAGTTGTTCGAAATTCCCTGCAAGTTTTCATCCAGCGTTTCGAAAACCTGCGACGACTTGGCCTCCTCGAAAGCCGCCCAGAACTGCGGGGCCTTGTAGACCCGGAAGCGTCCCTTGGACTCGACGATGAAGTTCCCGAGACGAGCGACGAGTTCCTTGCCGCGGTCCTCGCCCTGCCCCTGCAGCTTCAGGACCGGCAGGTCGACGTCGGCACCACCCAGCACACGAGTCGACTCGCTGCCCACCTTGCCCTTGCACCACTTGGCGAGTTCGTCGACGTTCTGGAAGTTCACCTCAACCGCTCGGACAGTGAAAGTCTTGCGGTTGTAATCGTGCAGCTCGAATTCCATTGTTCCTCTTTCGGTGAAAGTCTTGCGATGGAGAAGGCTGATCAGTTGCTGACGGGCTTGTTGTCCGGCTCGGGAGCGATGGGTTCCTCACTCGGTGCTGCGCGGTAGATCTTCTTCGGCTCTTCCTTCTCGGCCGGCTCGCGGATGAGCAGACCGGCCTCCCGCAGACGCTCGATGGCGGCGTGAGCCTCGTCGAAGCTCATCTTGTCGCCCAGCATGAGCGCCTTCAAAGCCCGGAACAGCGTGAAATCGTTGACGGACGTGACCTGGTTGGGCATTGTTCCTCTTTCAGAACTTGATACTGAGTTCGTTGTCTTCGATGTAACTGACGACCTTGACGTTGTCGTCAATGGTCTGCTTGGAAAATTCCACGAGCCGTCCATGGAGGTAGTTCGGCGACAGGATTATCTCCCATGCGTTGTCGTCCATGAACCTGCGAACTACCTCGAAATCACGGAATTTGTCCGTCTGCGAGAAGTACTCGTGCATCCAATCGGCGCACTGGAAAATGAGTTCTCCCAACTGAACATCGAACGTCGGCTCGAGCTTCTGAGCGTCCTTCACAGCCTGACTGTGGCCCCAGAAGGTCGCTAAGCGGTTGGTGACATTCTCGTGGGTCAGTTCCTTGTCGTTGTTCACAGACCAGTAGAACAGCCCAGGAGAGACGCCGTGACCCTTGACAACGATGCTGTAGATCCAGGTCCATCGCCTGTCGATAACTCCGTAGGCCTGCACCTGGATCGAGAAACGGTTACCGGCGATCATGAAAGCTTTTTCGAAATCAGGCGTGAAGTTTTCCGGCAGTTCGAAACTCATATCATTCCTTTCTAAATCTATCCCTTGAAAATCTGAAATGATCCGTCGGCCTTACGGATGATGGTATCACCCAAGGAAGCTCGCTGTACATCGTCCCCTACGGGAACATTGATGCCGGGGGAAGTCTTGTTGTCATCCAGAGCATCGTACTCCACAACAGCATTCCCCCCGCACCAATCAGCAAGCTCCCAGACGTTGTCTTCCGTCAGAGTCCTTGCTTCCGAAGACATCAGACCGTCGGGGCGTACAGCAGCTCGAAGACTTCCTTGGATGCGGCACGAAGCTCCGAGCCGTCCCACACGATGTAGTGATAGGTGCCGGTCTGCAGGTAGAAATCGTCCAACCGCACGACGATCGAGTAGCGGTTCATCGGCGTGGGAACCTGAACGGTGAAACCGGGCGCCAGTGTGCGCACCCATGCCCGAGCGTTCTCCACGTCCTCTTCGGAGTTTCCTACGAGCCACGCCTCCACCGTGTTGGGTTCCCTGGTCGTGAACGAAACGGGCTGGGTCATCGTGCTCCTTCGATCTGTCGTTGTTCACCTTCGAAGAACTCCGCGTCGATGTATTCCGGAGTGCCGGCGATCTGCTTCCGGCTTTCCTCGACGATCGCAGTCCACTTCAGTTCGAGGTAGTCCTCGAGGATCTTGACGAACATGGTCGCCAGGTAGGCCTTCACGCCGGTCTTACCGTTGACGGCCCACTCGTACGGATTGAGTGTGACATCACAGCGATCGATGTCGACCCAATCCAGAAGCGCGACCATGTCTTCGGTGTAGTAGTTCAGACCCTTCGAGGTGACCACACCGATCTTCGGGGGCTTGGCCTTGTACGAGACGGCCACCTGGATGTACGGCTGACCTTCGTCATCATCGTCATCCCGCGGCTTCAGACGCTTGACGTTCCATCCGTCCCGCAGCATCTGCTGGGCCCGCTTCTCGTCGAGCAGGATCGCGAAGTTCCTGTCGCCGGCGCGGTTGTACGTGTCTTCCTTACCCTCGAAGTTTCTGAACGCAATCGTCACGTTCTCGAGAATCAGGTTCCTGTCATTCGGCACTACTCACCTCCCAAATGTTCACCGAACTTGTGGTCCCGAAGAGTGCAACCACAAGAAAGCTTCTTGTCCAGGTTCTCTTTCGGCGAGCCGCAGTCTTCGATTTCGCAGTACAGCAGACCACAACCGCCGCACCTGTCGCTTTCGATCTGCTCTTTCTTGCCCGGCACCTCGACACCGAACTCCTGCATCAGGTAGAAGAACTGTTCCGCAGTGATCTTGTGTTCTGGGTCGACCAGTTTGGCACCGTCCTTGTACTTCCAGTGCCGACCGAGTCGATCCTGCCATTCTTTCGGCGTGAGGATCGTGTCTTTCTTGAATTCGTACCCCTCGGGAGCAAGATGCTTGTTCAGCTCCTCCAGGGCGTTCTTCTCGTTCGTCTGGGCGATCTTCGCGAAGTCCACCAGGTTCTGGTTGATCGTCTTGAAGATCGGTACGAGCTGCTTGACGTACCGTTCGATCCCTTCGAGTGCCTTCGCCTGTCGTGCTTCTTCGTTCGGCACGTCAATCCTTCCTCAACGACGCAGGGATGACGCCTTTCATTCGCGCAAATCCCGAAATGTTGTCGGTTTCCACCGAGTAAGCCCCGACGAGCGTGATGCGAAGATCGATACTCCCGTCGTGCTGCTTGCTGTATTCGCCGAAACCGATTTCCATTCGATTTTCTTTGATGACCAGCTTGGGCGAAAGGTTGTCGTCGAAGCTCACACTGGCGCTGATCTGCTCCAAGATGTGTTCCTGTTCGACGATGAAGATCGAAACCCGCTTTCGTTCGTACGCCTGAGCGCCGTCCAAGATACCCTTCGGTTCCTTGATCACGTTCAGTTCGTTGTTCATTCCGTCTTCGATGAACTTCCGGAGCTGTTCTCGATCTACCATTAGCTCGTCTCCAATCTCCTGAACGAAGGGTTGCCGGCCTTGGCGGTGATACCAAGCGTGAACGAGTAGATCAAGTCCACCGCGGCCCAATCAGCAGCACAGTCGGTCAACTCTTTGGAGTCGATGAAGATTCGGATCTCGTTGTTGTGGATCTCCGCTCGTCCGATCACCGTCTGGTTGTCGGTGTCACAGACGACTGGTATTTGTTTGATCTCTCTGGACCACGGCCCTCGCGTCATTTCGGTTCTCCCAACTGAGCCAGGTACACGCCAGGCTCGATCTCCTCGACTCGTATCTCGTCGGCGCTGAGATCGTTGACTACCAGCGTAATCGAGATGGCCTTACCGTTTTCTGCCCAAGCGCATTCGATCAGCATGTTGAGAATGAATTGTAGGCGTCTCTTTTCGCTCAACATTCGAGCGAGCAATCTCGCTATCATGTCACGAACTCGTCTCTTTGTCGTTCCTTGCGAACTGTTCTTTCGACAGGATCTGCACGTCGTTGTGGTAGAGGATCCGAACGTGTGTGTACCACCGAGTTTCCTTCAGAATCACACCGACTCGTCCGTACATCTCATGATGAGGATCTGTCACAGTCACTGTTTTTTGAGGGATGCTCACGACACAAACTCCTCAAATGATCCGAATTTTTCGATCGTTGCTTTTGCTTCCTCGACCAGACCCTCGAAGTAATTGAGATCGACCTCGGGCTCGATACCAGCAGCCCTCACGGCGTCCGACTCGAGCCAGCGGAATCCCTTCGTTCCGGTGACCGCGTACTGCTTGTCTTTTTCCTTGTCGTGACGGAAAAGCTCTCCGCCTCCACTGACCACCGGGATGAATCGTCCGGTCTTACCCACGAAGTGCGGACCGCTGTCGAAGTGCAGGTACATATAGCCCTTCGCGACCTGCTTGGTTTCAGCGAGATCCTGCGGGAGGATAGGTTCACCGTTGAACAGAGTCTTGAAGACGTACGGCACCTTGAACTGTGCACCAGTGGCCGACCAGTGCGAATCCTTGCCACCGGTCTTGGCGACGTAAACTGCATCGTTCACGAGACAGAACTTCTCGTAGATGTCTTTTTCGGGGTCGTACGTGAAGTCGTACCCGTATTTCTTGCCGAACTCAACAACGAGATTGATGATCTCGTCATCGAAATTGGCAATTTTGATCGAGTCGGTCTTGATGTGCACGACCTTGTAGCCGAGTTCCTGAACGTACCGCTTCAGCTCGATCATGAACAGAGCACCGCGTTTCGCTGCGATGTTATCCTTGTTACGCTTGTCTCGGAACGGGCTGTCGAACGTGGCCGAGGTCAGACCGTACACAATGTTGATGACGATCTTCAGAGCCCAAGCCAGATCTTTAGCCTGTCCTTCGTCCGTAAGGTAGCGCGCGAGCTTTCCGGACAGCATCTCACGAGCCGATTGATAGTCTCCCGACTTGATTGCCAGGCGCGCATCCACCAAACCCTTGAAATTTCGGGTGTACTCACCGAACATGTCGAGTTCGATAATAGATGTTGGATGCATCGAGGCGACGTCGAGCAATGCCACGTTCTTGTAGATTCCGGGTTCGGCGTAGACATACCCACCCTCTCCGACCTGCTCCCCCATGTACGTCGACTTACCTGCGTCAAACGTATACCCATCGAACTCCTCGGCCAGTTTCGTGTAGACGAATTTGCTCTGCGGGTTGCGATCTCCTTCAAAGATGATCTGCGCGGTGTGCTTCGCGGTGGGATCGTTGACTGTCAGACCACTGAGCTCCGCGAGAATCTGCCTCGCAACGAAATCCTGTTGACGAGCGATCCACGTTGCTTTGGTTGCTCGAACATCGTTCGCACAGTAGTCAGCGACGTCCATCCACTTTTCCTCGGGAACGTCTTCGTCCCAAGGGTGCTCGAATTCCTGGTGAGGAATCCCGAGTTCGATCTCCCACTTCTTGAGCGACTTCTTCTCGCTCGCAAAGTCCCAGATGTCCGCGTAGGACAGGGAGTACGCCGCAGCGAATGCGACGTTGGGGGCGTTGCCGATGAGCTTTTGGCTCAATGCGAACAACTGGGCGTTGTTGTAACCCATGTATCGTCCGTAGATGATGTGGTTGTCGTACCTACGGTTGTAGAACCCGACCAACTTCATCTTGAACAACTGCTCCATGTCCTGAGCAGTCGGGTTGATCATCTTGACAACAGTGTCCGAGTTCTCGTACATCCAGCAAACGACGAAGAGATTCGGGAAGACCTCTACGTCATAGAAAGTGACGGGAATGTCGGGGTTGAAACTGTCGACTGTAACGGCGTCAGGGAGCGGATCATGTGCTGGCTCGGACGAGAACCGCATTCGCTGAACGATCTTGAGGCATGCCATGGATTGGTTCGAACTGTTGTTGGCGAATGCCACCAGCTTGGGACGAAGGTCGCTGACGTCGTAAGTAAGGCCTTGGGCGTAGGCGTCGTCGAGAATCTTCGCGATGAAGTCAATCGATGGCTTAGTTCCCGGATGGATCTCCTTACGGAAATTGCGCGCGATGAGATCACGAAGACCACGCTCGGATTTGATTCGTTCGTCGGTGAGCACCTTGCTGGTCTCCTTGAGGGGAAGGCCACTCGAGATCGTGGCGATCGGAACAGTATTACACCGGGTGAGCTTTCGACGGAGCGAGGCTTTGCCAGTGAATACCTTGACCTCGATCCCCTCCGAATAGATCCGGGAGAGCTGAGCAACATCCCCATCGTAAAGATAATGAAGATGCACACCCTCGCCACTCTTTGACAGTTCCCCATACGTTGGGGGCCAGGCGGAAGCGGCTTCGAGATTGCGAGCGAGTGCTTTCCCACCATCTTCTCCCTTCAAATCGAAGTCGATCACAATGTGTTGTTCGGGGACCATGACGAAGTGTTCCTTCGCCGTGTCCAAATCTTTCAGAATCGTCGTGACCTTGGACCACGATAGAACAGGTGTACCTTTGTCACTAGAGTACTGTGCTCTTCCCTCAGCCAGTTCAGTATCCAGTAGCGAGATCTTGTCCTCGAGAACAAGCGAGAACACGACAGTGTCTTCGTCGGTGGACTGCTTGAACTTGGTGGCAGTGAAGCCCGAATAGACGCTCCGTAGAATCTGACCATCCCGTTCGACCTTGTCCTTGAATTCGTCGAAGTAGTTCCGAATCTCTTCACGAAGCTTGTACTGCGGGAGCGGCTTCTCGATACCTGTGCTCTTGCAGTAGTCTTCGTACATTGAGTAGACGCGCTTCAGTGTGACAAAATCCGCCATCTTGAACTCGTCGTAGTAGTACTCGACGAAGTTGAAAATGATGTCGGTCTGAAGCTGCATCTCAGTCGGTCGGTAACTGTTGTAGTAGTTCTTACCCAAAGAACGATAGACGTCCAGACAATGGGCTGCAATAGCACCGAGCTCGAAATCGATCCTCGACGTTAAGGTGTTGTACTGGTTCGGGGGAATGAGAGCACCGGTCGGGAGAATATCGATCAAGCGTCGCAAGATCCCAGATTTCCCATCGGAGATCTTCACAGGCTTGTTCGTACCCATGAACAAGAGAGCATTCACCCGACCGTTGTAGCTGGGCTTGTACTTCTCGTTCATCCTGATTTCCTCGTGCGCTACGATAGAGTTCAGGAGTGTGTTGTCGTCGATGCGAGACAAATCGCCATCGTGCTGAATGGCAACCAGTGGGTTGGACTTGAAAGCCTCGGTGGCGAAGGAGTTGTTCGCCGAGCCTAATGCCTTCGCTTCGAATTTCGTCGCGTAGCCTTCGAAGAGCTTCTCCACTATAGACATGATCGTCGACTTCCCAGTACCCGGAAGGCCATAGAATACTAGGAACTTCTGTATCTTCATGGAGTCCCCAGCGACGATCGAACCAATCGCCCATTCGATCTTCCTCCTTTCTTCAACCGAGTACAGCGTTCCGACAATTTCATCCCACGAAGAACAGTCGCCATGCTCCAAAGAATACGGAAGACGACGGCTAATGTAGTCTTTCTTCTTGACTTCTTGGTTCGCGAATGTCAGATGCTCATCCAGCTGATGGAAGCTGTCGCTGACGTTTCGCAAGAACATCCGGTAGTTGATCCAGGACTTGCTGTTGTAATTCCGCATCGACCGGATGGTGACGCCGCTACCGGGGTATTCTTTCTCGGCGTACTTACGCATCTCATCGTCGAGCAGCCGACCGACGTCGTACTCGTCCGTAGACCACACGCCGGCTTCTTCGTCCCAGATGGCATAGAACGAACCACCCCGGACCATCAAGTCTTTAGATCTACCTACTACGAAATTGGGGGTTAGGACAACGCCTCCGTCTTTCTTCTCGTCAACCTGAATGGTGTAGAAGTCCATGCAACCCCCTTAGAACTCTTGAAGTAGGTATTCACTGAGCTGATACCAGATTTCTACTTGACGTTGATCGTTATCGGTGCGGTTGAGAGGGAACAGTCCTCCAAACCCATTCTTGTCATATGTCCTGAATATGACCATGTGCGTTGAATCTTCGACTTGATCAGGATCAAAATCACTTCGGTCGTGGCAACCCAGAAGCTCCAAGTTGACGATCAAATGCCAAAACCAAGACGGCCCGTCGCTACCACCTTCGAACGCGAGCCGTCTTGACAGGCCGATCAACAACTCAAGAAACGAACATCCTGTTTCCAACCAAGCAGGATCCACGTCCTTACCGGTGATGGTCATCCATTCGCGCCGAAGCTCTCTACCGTCAGCCGCGCGGTTATCGTCGTTGGGAACGAACCACACGAACTCGGTAGCAAGCAACTGTCTGAACAAATTCCAGTATGTCGTGGAGCTTCTCCGGGTCCTGACGACCTTTACCTGACTGTAGAGCCACGTCAGATATAGATCGTCAGGAGGCCCGGGAGTCACCTACCCTCGAGCCGAACGCGCTTGTGCGGCGGGACGGAGTCGTCCGTCATCCCGAGAACTTCTGCCTCGTACGAACCGAAGGAACGCACGACTTCGAAGTCCATGTGGAGTCCGGAGTTTCGGATGTGGACGACGTTCTCGTCGCTCGAGCCATCACCGAAATGGGTCTTGAACGCCGTGCCCACGACGATCTCTGAGTTGTCGATCGGCTCGTCTCGCTCACCGCAGACTTGATCACTCTTCTCGTAGTACGTCAGAGTCGCCTGCTGGTGGTCCAGCTCGTTGGTCATGAACTCATCCTGATCAATGATGACCGGACCCATGTCGGACACGTTCTGGACAATCACGCCCGGTTCTCCAGCGACGACTACCGTCTCAGGCGAGACGTACTTTTCCTCCGAGACCAGTTTGTTGTACTGGGTCCTCTGCTTTTTGACCCGGGGGTCTTCCAGATCGGGAATGAGCTCCTTGACCGCTGCTTCCGGAGTGGCATACGGCTTCTTCACGTTCGTGTAGAACTCCCGCATGTCCTTGGTTTCTTCGGTCAGACGCTCCTCGAACCGAGCCGCCAGCTTCTTCTCGGCGATCTTGTATCCGATGGCGAAACCGATACCGGCGCCCAGGATCCCGACGCCGGCCGTCTTCAGCGAGTTGTCCATCAGAGTCCACGACCGATCAGGTGGTTGACGGCACCGTCAACGTTGAAGTCGAGCAGGATGGCACCTTCACGACCGTTGACGAAGTCGCGAGCCTTCTCGTTGTTGCCATCGTAGATCCCGAAGTCGACATAGCTGTCGCCGTTCCCGTGGACCCAACCGACGACCGAGCCCGCGTAGCTGCGTTCGATACCGAGAGCGTCGTAGACGTCGTTCAGCAGAAGGTGCCCGCGGGCCAGAAGCATGTCGTTCGCGTACTGCTGCTGAGCCCGGAGGAACGCCAGGTTGTACTCGGGCTCACGCTGCCAGTTCTTCTGGGTCTCGTCGAAGAACCGCGCGTACTGGGACGGGGCACCGTCGCCGACCAACTTCTTCTTGAGTGTCTTCGTCTTGCCGTCGTCGGTGACAACCTTCTCTTCGACGATCCGCGTACCGTAGCGCATCTCGTCGTCGACGTCCTTACCGAGTTGGTCGCGGACGCGCTCCCGGTACTGGTTGAACGCCTGGTCTGTGGCAGCGTAGGCCGCGGCGAGACCGGTGTTCCGCTTGTTCAGCGTGACGTGCGAACCGGTCAGCAGACTCACCGAGATCAGCAGAAGCCCAGCGGCCGGGGCGTACAGCTTGGTGACGGCGAGAATCGTCTTGACCTTGATGACGGTCAGGTCCTTGGCGTAGGCTTTCTCGTCGTAGTGCTCACCTTCGGGGAGAAGCTCGGGGTTCCCATGGAGAACTTCGGCCTTGAGCTTCAACTCCTCGAATTCCTCGAGAACTCCGCTGAGCTTGAGCGTGGAGCGGCAGGCCAGAACGACGCCAGCAGCGCCGGCGACGATACCACCGCCGAACATGATCTGAGGCGAAGCCTTCTGCAGGTGGAGCAGTGGACGGGCGACCTTGTTGGCCACCGCGGCGGGCAGGATTTTCATCGAGATTCCTTTGGTTGAAGAAGTGTGGTTTGGATGAAGCTAGTCGATCGGTCCGGCCTTGGGAAGTTCGAGAATGTAGCCGCTGTTTCGATCGCGGAAAATCCGACAACCGTGAAGATTCGTCCATCCCCACTTCTGGTCGGTGTAACTCGACGACCTGCTGATGAGGCTGTTGAGATCCGCGATGCTGACAGTCTCGTATTCCTTCAGCAGGTCGTACATCCGTTCGAGAGTAGTCTCTGCTTCTACCCGGGTGGCGAAGAGTAAGTCGTCGACGTCATGCCCTCGTGCGACATGTACTTGACGTTCGTCGACAGAACCTGCCCGTCCGAGCGGATTGTTACCACGAACGGCGTATCGGTTGTAAGCGGTGGGTCCTCCTGCGCCTGCATTTCGCGAACCCATTCGGCGATGGCCCGGGCGAGCTTCTCCATAGATCATCCTTTCCACGCCGGAGCTTGCGGCATCGGCGATCATTTCCCTGGCTTGCGGAAGGAGAACGTCCATCAGGACGTAGTTGACGACGGTCTTGGAGTCTCCGCCGATGAAGACGTTCACGAACCGCTTCAGCAGAGATTTCTTCCGGGTCGTGACTGCGTTGGTGACGACCGACTCGATCTTCTTTTCGTCTTTGGGTTCGGAAGCCTGAGGGCGAGGCGCTTTGGCATTGCCCGGGAACTCTGTCATGACCCTCTATTCTGAGAAATGAGAAAACCTAAAGCCCGTGTTGATGGGCTTGTCGGTTTGATTGTCATTCGGCGGACTTGCGGTCTTTGATCTTGTACCAGAATTCCACCGCTTCGTCGATCATGTCGTCGGTGTACTCTCCAGCAATCTTGCCAACAGCACCGCCGATAGCAATGCTGGCGACCGGGACGGCCATCTTGTCGATGGTCTTCACGGCTTCAACGTTGTTTTCGATGATCTGTTTGACGATTGTGGAGGCACCAATTCCAATCACGAGTTTGACGGTGTTCTTCAGGACTGCAATCTTGTTCATGCATTTCTCCTTCAATGGGGTCTCATTATAGGCCATGTATTTTTTGCGAGTGAAGGGCGCATTTCCTTTGGCGTAACGCAGCTGTCGTTTAAGGTTGGCGTCTGGAATAAGGTGGAGACCCCGGCCGAGCCGCAAGTACGGCCTGGACACCTTCGCGGACCCCCTCCACTCACGGGGTTGCTACAGACCGTTCTCTTCGCGCCACCTCCAAGCCTCGTTCATCTGGGGCTGCGTCATGTCACGCATCTCTTGCGAGGTCGGCAGACGGTGCTCTTTCTGGTACGCCGGACGACCATCCTCGACTCCCGGGTCCTTGAACGGGTCGACAGCCTGCTGGTCGACGAGTTCCTTGATCTGGTTCTGCTGGCTCTCCGGGACCAGCTTGCTGAAGAACTCGACCGCGTTCTTACCCACGAAGAGCTCGAACAGAAGCGCATCGAATGCCGGCGAGTCGAGCAGCTCGCTCTGAGCCTCCGGGGTCTTGATGAACCGCTCGCCGTCCTCGGACCGGATCCCGCAGGCCAAACTCACCAGATTGCGGAGCTCGTGCAGGATGGCCAGGTTGTCGTTCGCCTTCATGATGCGTTCGACACGAGCCTTCATGTCGTCGGCACCGGCTGACAGCAGAGCGAGTTCGGCGTTGGACAGGTGGAAGTAGAAGTCCTTCTCCCGGTCCTCTCCGTCAAAACCCTTGAATTTGATGGTCTTCTTGAACACAATACTCCTTACTGACAGCGGTCGAAGCCCTTGATGGGGTCGTTGTTGTAGCCGATCATGATGGCCGGCTGGTCCTTGTAGATGGTCGTCGAGTAGTGAACGTCGAGAAGTTCATCGCTGTTCCAGCCGATGGCGTCCGAAATGCTCGTGGCGGTCAGTCCGATCAACTCGTAGAAGTCAGACAACGATGCACAGAAGTAGTTGTTGACCTTGTGATTGATCTCGTTGACGGCCTTCATGACGGCTTCCATCGTGTTGTGGAAGTAGCGTCCCGACAGTTCGTCGTAGAACAGAACGTTCGAACCTGCGATGATCAACATGTTTCCTGTCGGCGGGTTCTTCTCCATGCGATCGGTCGCCAGTTCCGCCCGCATCTTCTCTTCCTTCTGGAGTCCGAGCGTCTCCAGAACCTTCTTCTTGTAGTCCTCGCCGAGCTGCTCGGACAGTTTGAAAGCCGCTGCGAAAGCCGCTGCCCGACGTGCTCCGATCTGGTTGGCTCCTATGATTGCGGCGACGGTCACAATTCCGACAGATCCCGCCGGAATGTAAAACTTCCAAGTCTGCTTGACGTTCTCTTTCAGATCATTCATCTGATTTGGATCCGTCTCCACCAACCACGCGGATGCTTTGAAGCCACCCTTGGCGGCCAAGATGGCTGTCGTCACCGTGCCGGCAACCCCGAGGCCCGTCAGAATCCCAGGGGAATTGTCGATGACGAATTTCTCAGCTACTTTCAGAATCGTCTTTACGGTCATTCGTTCCTTCTTTCCGCATTTTTTCGATCTCGAGGTCGTATTGCTTGGTCTTGATCGATGCGTTCGCTAACGCCTTTACGGTGGCGACAAGCGTTGCGCCGATAACTATCGCCAAATAAATGGCAAATGAAAAGCCGCTCATCGCGTCATCGCGATGTTCTTGGAGAAGCCCAGGGCCGAGAACTTGAAGACCAGTTCGTTCTGATTGATCGTGAATTCCTTGGTCGGATCCTGCGACAGGACGATTTCGTCGGGCTGCTCCGTCTTGGACGAGACGACCTTACTCCCTGCGGCTTCGGCGGTTTTGAACGTACCGTGCCAGTAGAGTGCACTCGTGTCGCCACCCAGCGACAGCTGGATCTCGATGTTTTCGCCGGTGACCGTGGCGACGAAAGTGTTCTCGCCGTCCTTCGCGAACCACTGGCCCTCGAGCTGTACGAGCGGAAGAACGATGCCGGCTGCGGGGGCCGGGTTGCTCTGGGCCGTCGTGTTCTCCTGGTGAGGAGCGAAGAGGCCGACGAGCAGGATGGCCAGACCGACGAGCAGGACGATACCGATGAGAGAGGCGTTGTGAACTCGGGTACGAGTGGACATTGTTCTTTCCTTTCAGATTTTGGACAAATTAAAGAAGAGGTGATAGTCCAGCGAAAACTATCCGTTAAGCAGCTGACTTATGCTGCCACTCCGGGTGGGGGTTTCACCCACGCATTCGTGTCTCGGAATCCTTTCGGATCTCTTCTCTTCATTATAGTGCGTGTAAATCTTGCGAATTAACCGAAAATGGCAAACAAGAAACAAGCGATCATGATCCCGATGAACGGCGACAAAAACAGGAATACGATCGCTGTTTGATTTTTGAAATCGTCGACGTTGTTCTTCCGAGGATCTTCGCATCCCTTGCACATGTCGATCCCTTCAGAGAATTGACAGAACGATCCCGATAACGCACGCGGCCATCAATATCAACAGCAGCGGTAGACCGATGAAGAGGAGCACGATTTCGGCGGCAGTAAATTTTCTACGCATATCGTGCTCTTTCTTCTTCGGTCATTTCTTCCCAGACCTCACAGAAAAACTCCGGAGTAATGGGACCAAGAGCTACGTGATAATGCTGCGACACGTAGCTGTCGTACGGGCAATTTTGCACTTGAGAGTGGCTAGTTCCACAGTCTTCGCACAGCTCGACAATATATACTTGCGGATCCATCATTAGACCTCCAGAAAACCTAAAGCCCTTGCGGGGCTTGTCGGTTTGAGTTGTTTACTTCAGTTTGGCTTGTGCGGCAACAACAGCGATTTCGCAAATGGTCTTCAGTACACGGTTCGCGGCAATGGCGGCGCCGACGACGGTGATGGTCTTGATCGTGTAGTCCGTGGCGATCTTGGCGATCTGCTCGGGGTCAACGACCAAGACCTCAGGCGTGTCGGTGTCGTTCTCGGCGTCCTTGACGATTTTCATCTGGATGGAGCGGTTCTTGAGGAACATGGCTTCTCCTTAATGGGGTCTCACTATAGGCCATGTATTTTTTGCGACTAGCGTCTGCTGAACAGATACGCGCCGAGAAAGAAACCGAGTATTAGTGCAACGACGGCAAACAAAATAACTTCGAACATCTCGCCTCCGAAAACCTAAAGCCCTTGCGGGCTTGTTGGTTTGAGTGTCAGTTCTTCTGTTCGGCTTCTTCGGCGGCCTTCAGGTTCTTCTTCAGCTTGCGGTCGTACTTCACGTCTCGCACGATCACGACAGTTGCTTCAGCAACGGTGGCGACGGCGACGGCGACGTACAGACCGAAAGCGATCTTTTCCTTGAGGGTCATTTTGTTTCCTTTCAGAGTTAACGGGTCTCACTATAGGGCATGTAAATCTTGCGAGCAAAAAATTAAATCCCCGAAAACCATACGACATGTACGGGGAGGTGTACATGTCGTATGGTTCGAGGTCTCTTGGTGCGGATGATCAGGCGATCTTCTTCAGGAGTCCGAATGCTTTCGAGGCGATGATGTGCGTTCGCTCGTGCGTGAGGATGATGACGATGCCGGCGAGGTTCGCACCGATCGTCGCCCAGGTTTCCTTGCTGATTCGGTCCGTGGTTCGGAGTTCTTTCAGCTTGGTGGCCTGGGCGATGATCGACTTGTAGTCTTCGGTATAGCCGTTTTCCTCACGTGCGAGCTCAAGCAGATGCAAGAGCTGTTCGTCGTAGGCGGACTCGATCGGGTCTTCACGCTTCTTGAACATGGCGTATCCTTTCGAGGGGTCTCACTATACGCCATGTATTTTTTGCGAGTTACTCCTGATCGACTTCGCGCACCACGGTCAGATAGAGCTTGGAACCCACGTTGAAGACCGGATTTTCCTGACTGATCTTCACCGTCTTCATGTACGTACTGCCGTCAGGGTCCTGTCCGAACACGAGATCGCCGACGGACTTCGGATCGTTCTGCTTGTAGTTGCTCGCGCTCTTCCCGAGCGTCAGGCCCAGGAACGTATCGACCGCAGTGATGACGCCGGCCGTTGTCGTGGCGCCGTCCCAGTGCAGGAGCGCCCCGAGCGTGATGACCAGCGCCGCGGCGAACGGCAGCACGGCGAGTGCGATCCACTTGAGGAAGTCGTACAGTTTCGGGGGAATGATGAAGCCGGTATTGTCAGTCATTGTTACCTTCTTCCCACAGTTTTTCCAGACGGGCTACTTTCCGTCGGAGTATGGCATTTTCTTCGTGAAGAACGCGATTGTCTTCACGAAGCTGCACGTTTTCGAGTTTCAGCTCTCGGATATTTTCGCGAAGCTTCCTAGCGTTTTCTCGAACCTCTTCGAGGTCGTGTTTCTGTCTATCAAGGGTTTCGACATCCATCTGTCTAGCACGATTATAGGCTTCTGTTTCGGCTGTCGTTCTGGTATTCATCACCGAAGCAGTCGTGCTATATTCCGACGCCTTTTTCGCTGCCCTGCCGGCTAAAGCGGCCGACAACGCGCTTATTGCTCCCACGATTACCACAGGCCAGTCAGATGCGGCCATGTTCAGTCACCGCCGTTTTGTCAGGATTGAGTAGCCCAGAGATAGCCCACCACAAAAAGGCCAGAATACCCCACAGGATCGCTTGTGTGATATTTGTTGCCCAGGGCGCATGAAAGAAGAGACTACTCATTAAATATGTTGCGGCCCACCCAGACGACATGCCGGTAAGGACCATATAGCCCCACGTAGCTGTCAAGGGTGGCCATCGAGACGAAATCATTGCCATCGCGCCAGTTGTGATGAATAAGCTACCCCAGAATTGAATTGGAGCAACCTCGAGAATGACAGATAACGCTATTTCCCGCCCCCTAGAAGGGGGAGCCGTCATATACCCGATCCCGATAAGCACATACATGAATCCCACTACCATGAGGATCGTGCTGTGACGCTTCCATGGTCGAAGTCCCCACCATCGCGAGGCCTTCATAGGGAGGTCTTCTTCCAGACCCCCGCTTCCTTGATCCATGGCTCTGCCACCTTCCATACTCCGCCTACCTTCATATATGGAATTGCACGCTTCCACTCACCCGAAACGAGAACTCTAGCTCCCGCGATAAGCATTAGCGTATACGGTCCTGACCAAGGGCCCCAGCCTACAGGATTCCTTGCGCGACCCCAGAAATAATATGTACCTCCTGGCTCCAAGTTGTACACATATTCGACGTATTCACTGAACGTGATGATGTCATCGATAACGGCGCCGCTTGAATCTTGCCCATATTTGAATTCAGACTCTTCATTGTACGGACCTTCGCCACGCCACGTAAAGGGGAAGGAAATGCCAACAGAAGTCTGTGTTACGTTGTAGAATGTCGGTGGATCAGATACAGGTGGGACTTGCCACGTTGTTACTTCCCCGCGATTTGACCAACCGCTCCACCCAATCGCGTTTCGTACACGAACCCAACAGTAAATATGCTCGCCAGGACTAAGACCAGTGAGCGTGTCATCGTCCCCGCTAATTCCTGTAAAGTAGATCGGACCATTGGACGACGATCCCCAACCCAATTGATACTCAACAACTCCGGATCCACCATCATAGTTAAGATGCCACGAAACAGTGATAGTGCTCGACGAGTTCGCTTCTACAGACATAATTGTTGGAGCCTGCGGAGTAGTCGAACGTTGAATATGCGCGTAAATGGTATCGGTCGGGAATCCGACGCCAGAGCTATATAGAGTGAACGAAATATCTTGGTCGTACGTGACGTAAACGTGGTCGACATACTGCCAATTGCCGCCACGCAACATGCGGAATTTTCGAGTCCCTGATCCGCTATTATTTGCGTAAAACGAGTATTGCTGGTCGTTAGCCCAGGTCGACGGGCCTGTTTGAACGAAGAAATCAACCCAGTTTCCGTAGTCACGGATCATCAGGGTTGTGCCATGACCGATGTACTTCGTGTAATCAGTCATATTTACCTACGGCAGAATCTTGAAGTAGATGTCCCCGTCCGTACCTCCGGTGGGTTCTGCGGTTCCAGAAGTGATCCCTGCAGACGACCGGAAATTGTCCTTGCTGATGGGGACGGTAGCCTTCACACCCGCGACGTAATCGCGCGTTCGATTGAGCTCACGGGCTCCCCACTTGACTTTTCCCTCTTCTCCGGTATCAGGAACCAGGGAATATCCTGCGGCGGCCGCCGCATCGCCAATAGCCACAACAACCTCCTCTCGCTACTGGTTACTCCAGTACTCGCCGGAACCCATGTCTGCCCAGTCGACGTCGTACTTCCAAGAACGCCAGGTACCCGGAGTGATGGACGTTTTAGCAACCAACGAAGGATACGAGGCCTTGCCGGCGGCGTCGAACTTGAAGATTTGTTCTGTGACTCGCATGAAGGCTGCGCCGCCGTTATCTCCACGAACTTCTACGAGATCGCCGAGATAGTAGTCGCGCTCGTACTGGAAATCGGACTCAGGAGTGATTTCGCCATCGAAGATATTGACAGGCTTCGAATTGTTAAGTTCTTCCTGGGCAAGTCGAACCAAGTAATCGTGGATTTCGGACGGATCCGTCATGCCTTCGGGCAATTGGGATATAACGAGCACCTTAGACTTCTGGTCAAATCCCCCGGAGGAATATGCCAATTCCGGATCTGAAGCTACACCCGTAATGGTCAGTTTCTCGGGGTACCCGCCTTCTTCGGGGTTATCGTATTCGTAAACAACGATGACGATGTTGTATTCGGCTGCGTTGTCGCGATATTCCGTAGTGCTTTGAAGGTTCTGCATGTCGCTGGAGAACACGATAGGAGGATACGTCGTGTTCTCCGTGGTGCGGTCGACACCATTGTATCCTTCAAAATATAGTTTCGAAGCGTTCGGGTCTTTGTACAGACGGATGCCGAGATCGTACGCCTTGCAGACGTCTGTCACAGCAGAGTACAAATTCGCCAGCTTCTGTTCCCACAAGATACCTGCAGGAGCAGGCACGGGAATATTGCTGGCGGGATAAAGACTGCCGGGAGTGGCATGCCAGTCGTTCAGGAACGGGATATAGTCTCCGGGCGAATGAATCCATCCACTCGTCGGAATGCAGATACGCCACACCATGTCGTTGATCAGATTAAGCGGAGCCCATCCATTGAAATATGTAACAGCCAACAGCATTCCAACGTTGTCGCCGCCACCGTCTTCCTTCGAAGCCGACACACGCTGTTCAAGGATCGAAATGAGATCGAATCCCTTGATGGTTAACGTAGGGCCTTTTTCTTCATCGTCTGTTTCGCTGATGCTACGCACTCGCATGATTCGTTTGGAGTCGCGAATCATGATCATCGTGTCTTCGACGAACCTTGCACGCATCGACGGGGTGGAGAGAGCGACCAGCTGGAAGTCGCCCTTCTCCGCGTACCGTTCCGTCCAAATGAATGACTCGTACTGATATTCGTCGATGACGTCGATCTCGCGGAGCAGGGCATCCAAAATGAAGATCTCCATTACAGAGCCCCATATCTCACGACATATTCCAGAACGTATGGGATCGGGTCCCCTTCAGCATAAACCCTGAATTGGTTGAGACCCTCCACGAATTGGATCCAGCTTGACTGAGCTGAGCGTCCATACAGTACCGAGCTTGTGACGGATGCTCTCGTCCGAGTGATACCCTTGTTCCCCTTGAGGGAACTTACCACCAGAACGTCGCCAGCCAACAAGGGATCGGAGAAATCAAGCTGGTAGAGATTTCCGCCTTCATCCATGTTGTAGATGGTGAATTCGTCCAAAGCGCGGTTGACATTGAGCGTCAGAACCGTGCCGGCCTCTACGCTTCCGGGATAGTCGATCTCCGTGTTCGTACCGTCGTCGACAGTAAGGCCTTCGACAGTGACCATCTGAGTGTCGATGAAATCTGGCTGGTAACACATGACGGAAATGGTGACGTTCGGATCTTGCTCGAACATCGGAGAACTCATGTCCTCCACGACGCCTTCGATGTCCAAATATAGCCCGGACGTATCGTAGAAGCGCATCGTAATTTTGGCTTTGGGCATGAAGTATGGATACAGATCCTTGCGAAGATCTGAATAATTCTTCGGATTGAAATCCGGATCAAGATCAAGTTTGATTTTGATGTTTCTCGCGGGGCGTTTTGCAGATTGGAAAAGCTCCCCGTCACTGCCCGCATAACTGGAGGAAGTCAGCGTTGCCTTGACGGGATCCAAGCCCTCGATATCGTCGACCTGGTAAGGGCCGTCATCTTCTTCCATTGTCAGAGAGAAAACGTTGCCCCTACTGTTCGTTACATCAACTTGACTGAGCATCGTTCACTCCCTTCGTCTTCGAGATCAGGTTGTCCGTTTGGCGATAGATTTCCACCGGAGTCAAAGCCTTCGGGGAGGTGTTGGTCTGGTTGAACGTGTAGGTAGCCCCAGAAGTCGGAGCGTTCCCCTCGTCCGTACCGTCTGCGCGATTCGCTTCGAACTCGGATCCAGCGTTCTTCGCGTTACTGAGCGCACTCTTCACGTCAAACGCCGGCATGTTCAACAGATCGCCGATGCTCGCGGCGTCCTTCTTGACCTGTGACAGATCCAGAACTGGCGTAATTGTTGGATCGAAGTCGATCAAATCACTACCAAGGACCTTGCTGAGACCATCAAGAGTCTTGCCCATCGAGTCGATCATTCCTTCGCCAAGACTGGCAGCAGCATTGTCTGATTTATCGCTATTGTCGTTCAAGCTATTGACGACGCCAGCGATCATCATCTGACCGATCCAATAGAATTCCTTGGAAGGCGAGCTAATCTTGAGTGCGCCTAGAGCTGCATTCAGCATACCCTTAGCCATGTTGAACGCAGCTGCAGCTGCTCGTCCAGCGAGAGATCCGAGAGCCCTGACCGCACCATCGATCAATGCCTCGGCGAGATCGCCGCCGGCTCGAGACAGTGCTCCGCTGCTGGCGTGAACTTGCGCGGTCATTGAGTTGATGAAAGCGACAACGGCCATGGCCGCAGCCAAAGTGATCTTGGGAATAGCGTTAGTAACACCCTTGATGAAGGCGACAATGACGTCTGCACCCTTATCAATCAGATCGGGAAGTCGCCTGGCAATGCCTTCGAGAATGCCGCTAGCAATTCTGAAACCAGCGTCTACCATTTTGGGGATCGAGATGATCATTTGGTTCAAGAACTGGAACAGCAGCGAATTCAGCATCGCCAGGATCTTCGGAGTCAGCCGAACGATCGCATCAATGATTGCTTCCAGCACCGTTGTCATAGCCTCGAGCATTGCAGGGCCGGACCTAGCGATGACGGCAGCGAACGCAATGATCGCTTCGCCAATTCTTACCGCAACGTACGGAAGCGCGTCAGCAAGACCCTTGACGAGCGCCACGACTGCGACAGTTGCCCCTGTGCCAGCAGCCGCGAGGATTGTTAGTCCGATTGCGAATGCCAGAACACCGACGCCTGCGGCCAACATTGCTATGCCGAGGAGACCAATCGAAATGGCCAGGGCAGCGATGATTGGTACGATCGGACCGAGGACCAAACCAGCAATTCCGATAACAAGGAACACGCCAGCCAAAGCGGCCAGCCCAGCGGCGATGTCGCTCCAGCTCATAGCACCCAGCTGTACAAGCACGGGGGCCAGCATACTTAGAGCAACGGCCATGATCAGGATAGCTGCCGAACCGGCCAGTGTTCCTGACGCTACGACGAGAGCTGCACTAATGATGACCAGAGATGCCGCCAAGACAACCAGAGACTTAGCGATCTCAATCCAACTCATCCCGCCCATCTTCTTCATGGCATCTGCAAGAATCTCCAGCGCAGAAGCCACGATCAGAATGCCTACAGCACTCACGATCGAAGTGGGAGGAAGAAGTCCAATAGCAAGCGCGATCGCTGCAAGAGATACCGCCATGACAGTGAGACCCTTAGCGATTTCGCTCCAGGACAGACCCGACATCTTCTTGACGGCGTCGGCAATGATTTCCAGTGCTGCGGATACAACTACGACACCTGCGGCCTTCAGGAGGGATCCCGTGGGCAACAAATTCATCGCACCGGTGATCAGCCCAAGGCCTACAGCGATTGCCGCCATACCTCGACCGAGTTGTTCCCAGTTGAATTTCGTGAAATCGCCAAGCGCACTGGCCAGAATCTTCAAAGCCGTCGCCAGCAAGATGATCCCAACTCCGGAAGCGAGGCCGATTTTTCCTGCTTCGGCGAACTTGGTAAACAGCGCCAGCGACCCGAGCAGGACGGCGACGCCGGTTAAACCCTTCGCCAGACTAGCCCAATCCATTCCGCCGAGTTCTGTGACGGAGAGGACGAGAACTCGTACGGCTGCAGCCAAGAGAATCATACCAGCCCCGGCCCGAATCATACCGGGGGTAGATGTGTCTAGAGCATTCGAAGCGACAACCAGGACCCCGAGCGTTACTGCAAGACCGACCAAACCCTTTGCAAGTTCGTTCCAGTCCAATCCCGAAAGCTTTGTGACTGCGCTTGCCAGGATATCGACAGCTACGGCCAGCAAGATCAAACCGGCAGACATGACGCCGACCTTGAGTGCGCCCGTGCCTGTACTGATCTTCTCGAACACCTTGAACGCGATACCGAGCTGCGTGAACATTACAGCGATCGCCACGCCGGCTCGCGTTAGCCCAGCCGCGTCGATCTTCGAGAGACCGATGATGGCTAGAGTCAGAACCGCGATTGCAGCAGCGATAGTGAGTAGTGCCGTAGCGTTCAGGGCATTCTGCATACCCTTGAGCGCACCAGTCAGACCGTCAATAGCGTCCTTGACGCCGTCGAGGAACCCACCGTCGGCCTTGAAATCCTTGATCTTCGACAGGAACTTCTTGAAGAGCACAACAACGCCCGCGAACAAACCGGTGTTAATTGCGCCCAGGATACTGTCGAAGTCCAGCCCACCAGAGAACACTCCGGAAATGGCTGTACCGACACCCTTAGCCCAATCGACGAATGCGCGCGATGCACTACTAAGCTTCTCTCCAATCCGGTCAAGGATCTTGAGGAAGCCTTCCCACGCCGATTTCAGAGAGCCAATGACCTTCTGAGTAGGAGTTACCGACTCAGTAAAGTTGTTGAAGCTGTCAGTAACAGAGTCGATACTGCTGTCTGACCCAGAGAACAGACTTCCGAGCAGTTTCGCAAGGTTCCTGAGTAGATTGATCGGGACTTGAAGGATCTTCCCGAGTCCCTGGAAGAACTTACCGAAAGCGTCGCCACTCTTGATTGCTTCGTGCAATTGGACCAAGAAGTCGCCGATATTTCCGGTAAACTTCAGGATTCCGCCGGATCCCTTGGTAAAGCTACTAACGAGATCAAATATGAACTTCACACCAGCTTTGAGAAGCTCCCAGCCGATGCCCAAGATCGCAAAGAATCCGGCGAAAGTCCTCCGGAGGTTATTTGCGGTTTCCGATCCCAACTTCAAACTCGCCATGAAGTCTCGGAATCGAACCGTCAAGTCGTACAGTTGCTGTGCTGTTGCTGCGGGGAATATCTGCCGGAATGCCTGACTGATCGGCGTGAGGATGGATAGTAACGCGTGGAATGCGTTAGATATGCCGTCGACCAGCGCCTGGCGTCCTCCGAGATCTTTCCAGCCCTGGAGAAGATTGTTTCGAGCGTCGGCAGACTTCTGGATCATTCCGCCGAGAACATTACTGACGTCCGTGAACAAGAACTTCGCCTCATCGAAGTTACCGATTAGGATTTGCCACGTCTTCGCCCAACCCGAGCCGACACCTTCACGAAGCGTGTCGATCAGCTGTGTGAAAGTCTTGACCTTCGTGGCTGCGTCAGTTGCCGTCTTGGCCATTTCCAGAATCCCAGCAATCTGCTGCTGGTTATAACCCATCGACTTGAGCTGATCGGCCGTCAGTTCGCCAGTGAATTTACTGAGGGTCTCCGTCAGAATTTCACTGGTGAGCCAGCCCTTCTGCAAGCTGAGTCGGAATGACCCCTCGTCCTTGACGATCTTGTCGATTGCCACACCGTGAACACGGGCAGTCTCCATGAGCGAGTCCTGGAAGACCTTACCGCCCATGCCGGCGTTGACAACCGAGTTCCAGTCCTCAAGCGTGACCTTACCGGCCGAGATCGCTTGGGAAAGCTGGTACATCGCAGAAGAAGCCTGCTCGGCATTTGAGCCGGACACAGCCGCAAGGTTCGCAATACCCTTGATCGCCCTGGTAGCAACGTCGAGAGTGACGCCGGCAGCCGTGAAGGTGCCGATGTTCCGAGCCATCTCGGAGAAGTTGTAAATCGTCTGGTCGGCATAGTGATTCAGTTCGTCGAGCTTTTGGTTGACCTTCGCGAGGCCTTCCGCGCCCTTCAAACCCGTATTCGCCAGAATCGTCTGGATCGAATTCAGGTTTGTTTCATACTCGTGGAACCCCGCCATGATGGGGTCCAACGTCAGCGACTTGGCCAGCTGCGTGCCGGCGTTGACCGCTTTGTTGACGATATTCGAGAGAGCTGTGATCGCAGCGATCTGCAGCGCACTGAATTTCGCCGACAAGGAAGAGACTTGCTCTTGGGCACCGGACGTCGAGAACCGGCCCATGGCGGCGCTGGCCTCACTGAGACCCTGGCCGGCTCCCTCGAGTCGCAAAGCCGATTTGAGCTGATCGAGCTGCTTCAAGGTCGAGCTGACACCCGAACCAAACTGCGCATTATCGAATTTCATCCGAACAATGCGTTCGTCGATGCTACTCATGCAGAGGTCACCGCCTTCCATACAGTCTCTGCGATCTCGTCAAATATAGGTCGCATGGCCGGGTTGATGTAGTCTTTTCCTCCGACGTATCCGCCGGTTCCTGTGCCGTGACCATACTGAATCATCAATGCGACAGGAAAACCGTTTTCTACGTCTGTGTTCGTCCAACCGATGGTTACCGAACTAGCAGTTCTCTCGATCTTGTAGCCCCATGAACCAGAAGCAAGTCCTGAGTCTTTTGGGGTTGCTCGCGAAAGAGCTACTACGCCTTTTTGTGCGGCTCCAGACAAGATTTTGCCGACGTCTAGTTTAGACATTGCATGCAGAAACCGTTCGGTCTTGTCAAACGACCCTTCGGACGAAAAGGAAACACTCATGGATCCTCCCGGTCACAGAGGGCGGACCCAAACCCATTCGACAGACGAATTTGCATAGGCCAAGTGCTGAATTGTTTGCGACGCTCCACTGTCCTGATATCCGACAGCTTCCATGTAATCACCGACGTTCAAAGGAACTAAAGCTGTGAACTTAGCCGTCACATCGCCATGCGATGCCCCACGAGTAGAGCCAGCGCCTAGGTAATCGCCGCCACCGCCATTGAACGTGGGTTCAATGAATATCCTCGAAAAGGTCGTACCTGTGACACAGATCTGAATCCGAACGTCGTACCAACCGGCTCGCCGACAATAACACTTCGAATTCGCCGCAGAACTCCATTGCTCGTTGGCACCGAGAGTGTCCACATTGTTCGAATATGCATGAGTCGGTGCGTCTGCCGCATCTAGACGAAGCGTAATGAAGCCGGTGTCGGTTAAAGTGTTACTAGCGCCCGTCAGAATGAGCCTCTTCAGCAACGGAGGAGGACTGAGAGTCACATGCGAAACTCGCCACGTATCAGTAGCAGTCTTGATCAGACGAACTGAACTACCACCGCCATAAACAGGAACGCTACCGTTGATAGTAACACCCCCGCCGGGGGTCAGAATAACCGGACCTTTGTCGCCAGACAAGATATCCACGAACGAACCAACCGGAATGGCCACGGAAGAGTTCGGAGGAATCGTACCGGCGATATTTGTCGCATAAGATGAGCTGTTGGCAACGATCAGCTTACCGACGTCGGTCAAGGCAAGCGTGAACGCCGCCGTCACCGTCCTGCTGATGACCGAACTGGTCAACTGAGAAAGGTTCACGGCGTCATCGACAGCAGTACCCGCTACGACCTTAGCTCGCCCATCAGACAGACGCTTTACTACCTTGTCGGCGGTAGCCGCAGTGGTAGCGTCTCCAACCTGAAGGAATCCCGCGGAACTGATTCCGTCCAAAAGCTCGGAGTCTGCGGCTTTACCTAGAATGGGCAGGTAATGCGAGTCGAACGCGGGATCCAGTGCGTTCCAGCCGTTGGACCCGTCGCCGACCTTGATAATACCTGTGTCGGTGGTTACGCCGAGCTCGCCGGCATCCAAGACATAGTTCGACGTGGCCCAAGTAGCCGCGGTGGCACGCCGCTGCTGCATTCGTGTGCCTACTGCCATTACAGCGCACCTCCATCGATAGTATCTATGACTGATGTGGCGGGTGTTCCCGCATCGTAGGTGACGAAGACCGGAGTGTATGGGGATCCTGCGTCGTAGATGGAATCTTCGAAAGAGTCGAACAGGAACATCAACTCTCCCGGCGTGGGAAGAGCGGGGTCCGTCGTGTCGGTTCCGTAAAGAAGGTCTTCGACATCCCGTAGAAGTTCCAGAGGAACATCGCGAGAATCGATGATGAAATGCGTCGTCGGCTTGTATCCGATGGTCTCTGCAGGACGAGATGTAACTTTCCAGTTGAACGTTGACGGCTCACTTTGATCGGTCAAAGTCTTGTAGCCGTGATCCGAAGGTTCTGCTTTCAGATTGTACAAGACGTGAATTTTGTAGCCGAGAGAAAGACCGGCGACATCATTACCGACGAGAGAACGGTACACCAGTCCGAAAGTCTTGCGCCTCTGCTGAGTGATCCGAAGACCGTTGTCCGTTCGGTATGTACCGTCGCATCGTTCAAACTCAAGGGGATACGTGTAGGCTTCAATCGACGCTTCGAAGTCTTCAGGGGCGGAACGATTGCTGATCTTGATTCCGTCTCGGTACTTAGGTTTTGCTTCCCCACCAGACTGACCTTGATTGACACTTACGAGACCAGACCAAGGAACACCAGGACTTCCGCCGACATACAGAACACCCCGATCGATCCCGGCCTCGAAGATACGATCTCCAACAGTAGACCAACTGATTCTCGTCATCGCACCTCCCTTAGCCTCTAGTAGCGTGTTGAGCGAGCCTTGATCTGTTCAGATTCTTTCGTTCAGAAGGGCTCATCTTCTTTTTCGGGCTATTCTTCAACGTGACAACTCGAATTAGTGTCAATAGACGATTCAGATGCCAGTGCTCGAACTCGACTGGAATGTTCATCGAAATCATCCAGTAGTAAATCAGCTCCGAGGTCTTAACTTCTCTGTCCTGCGGAGCATTGGGATCATTGTGTAACTTGGTCGCGGACATGTCAGCCGTGATATACGCCTGAACTTCTTGGATATGGTTCTCAACGAGTTTGTGGAAAACTCCCGAAGGAAGATCGTCGTTGACGATCATCATTTCGAGGTAGGAAATTGTTTGTTTCTGAGTCTTCTCCTTCTTTCCTAAGAAAGCTTCTTCCCAGACAGACTCCCATTTTGACACCGAGACAAGAGAATGCTCGAGCATGACTCGGAACGTTTTGGGTTCGACGAACTTTTCGATCTTTTCGTCGTAAGACTCTTCCAAAACAACGTCTATCTCAAGCATTCTCTTGCCTCCTGTCAGGTTTAGACGTAGTCGTAGAACCAGTCGGTGTCGATGACATCCGGGAAGTGGTAACCGGGTTCCGGGTACGCCACGACGATCGTGTCAACGGTGATGACCAGAGCGCCAGCCGCGACAGTGTCACCGTTGACGGTGTAGCGAACGCCGGTGATCGCCGGGATGGTGATCGTGTGGGTTCCGGAGTTGTAGGCGGGCGCCGTCGGCGTCGCCAGAGTGGTGGTAGCAGTCAGCATCGCGATGACGTCGGCCGGCAGCGGCATGGAAGGATCGTTCGACGGATCCCCGTACAGCTGCGTCTCCAGCGTGGCCAGCCTCGTCGGATCGACCTTCGTGCTGTTGATCGTGATGCTGGCCGTGGGCTTGTACTCGACACTGCCCACCGTACCGACCTGGACCGGGTTGGTGGTCAGCTCCCACGAGAACGTGATGGCCTCAGGGGAGTCGTTGATGGTCGCGTACGCCTTCTCCGACGGTGCGGCCAGGCAGCCGTAGACCAGGTGCAGCTTGTAGCCGTAGTCCGCGGCCTGAACGTCGTTGCCCAGACGAGTGCGGTAGCAGATACCGAACGGCAGACGATTCTGCTGACCGACGCTGACGCCAGGAGTCGGCGTTGCGTTGCCATCGTACTTCTCGAACTCCACCGGATAGGTGAAGGCTTCGACCGTGGCGCCGAACTGCTCGATGGAGACGAGGTTCAGGTACTTGATGTTGTCGGCGTACTGGGGGCTCGCTTCGGCACCCGACGGCGACTCGGTGACGGTAGTCAGACCGTTCCAGGCCACGCCGGTCGAGTACTCGCCGGCTTCGTCGATCTCGTACAGGACGCCGTGGTCGACGCCAGTTTCGTACGTTCGCTCGCCCGTCTGGTCCCACGTGAGCTTCGTCATTCGTGAGTTCCTCTCAGAAGTAGATGTTGAACACGTCGTGGTTCAGGTTGTCGACGGCGAAGTGCCGCTCGTGAGTACACATCGGAAGAGCGGCGAGCGCTTCGAATATGACGTCGTCTGGATTTTTGGCGATCAAAGTCATGCTATAGCGTTTTGTTACGGTGTACGGTATATCGTCCGCGAATCTTGTGTCTGCTCGATCGCGTTCGTAAACAATGCACGGGTAAGCCATCTGACGATTGGAAGGAGGCTGGAAATACACATTGTCCGCGATAGTGTTGAGGATCGCGTCCAAATCAAGGCGTTGGCCCATTGTATACTCCTCCCAGTTGAAGAATGAGGCGGGGGTGCTCCTGGTCGACAACAGTCACTTCCCAGAGCGCCCCCGCCCATTCCACGTACCGGATGGCCCGGACATTTTCGTTCGCGTACGAGTCGGACACGATCGAAACTGAGGTAGAGGTGGTGAGATTTTTGTTGACCTTCTCACCGTCTTGCAGCCTCCGGAAGTCCCGAATAACGTCACCGAAATATTCCTTCTCGGTGATTACCGTATCCCAGACACTTCCACCCTTGTCGACGTCTTGGCCGTACCCAACTTTCCCGAAAAAGCGTGCCATCCTGACCCCTTACGCGTCGCGGGTGAAGGTCCAGTCCGCGTCGAAGTTGTGCGGGAAGTAGTACGTCGCGTTCGGGACTGCCACGACCGAGATCGAAGCACCCGCCGCGATTGCGGTCTGCGCGCCCGGGGAAAGGGTCGCACTGGTTGCCTGGTTCTTGTACGTGACGCCCGTGACAGTCGGGATCGTCAGAACGCCCGTGGTCGTGTTGAACGTCGGGACGGTCGGAGTGGCCGGCGTGCCCGCACCACGGACGATGACCTGGGCCCGCTTCGGCGACGTGAGAGCGCCGGAGATGCGGGTTTCGATCAGGTACTTCCACTGGTTGTAGTCGATGTCGAAGTCGTCGAACTTGGTGATCTCGCCACCGGCAGTGGAGCCGACCGAGTAGTCACCCATGTTGACGATGATCATCTGGATCTCGGCGCCGTCGCGCATGGCACCTTCGAGAACCTCGACCTCGATGATCTCCGAGACGTTCAGAGCGGCGGCGAGCTCGGCCTTGGTGTTGTAGTAGCGCCGACCGAGAGTGTCCTTCTCGAGCAACATGTCGATCATGACGCCGTTGGTCATGTAGGCCTTCGGAGCGGTGCCCTTGTAGTTGTTGCGGCCACGGAGCACCGCCTCGATCAGCGCACTCGGGCTGACGTTGGCCGGCACGATGACCACGTCAGTGTAGAAGGCGTCGTCGTACGCGATCGGACGGATCTTGGTCTCGTCGATCTTGTCGTCGTCGTCGACCTCGCGACCGTCGCCGATCAGGATCGCCCGAGCGAGCTCCTCGCGGAGCATGAAGTACATCTCGACCCAGAGCCACGACACGACGTCGAAGTCCGTGATGTCGACAATGTCGTCGCGATCGAGCTTCTGCTTCTTGTAGATGGTCTTCGGGGTCGTATCGCGCCGAGCGATCGCGAAGAACTGTTCCTTCTTCAGGTTGCCCTTGATGTAACCCTTGGCTCGGGCCTCGTCGTGCGTCAGGTCCGCGGTGAGCGACTTGATCCGGGAGAACGGCAGCTTGCGGGTGCCGGCGAGAACGCCCTCCACCCACTCCATGCGCCGAGTGATCCACTCGGGACGAGTGTCGAGAGCCCGCGCCTCCGGGAAGAGCATCTCGATGTTCGTGATGCCGTAGTCACCCTCAGCGTGCTCCAGGATGTCGCTGGCGGCGTCACGGAAAGTACTTCCTTCTGCCATCCGCTTGAAGACGTCGCCAGCCAGTTTCTTGACCTGCGAGTGGGACAGGGTGGCGCCCACACCAGTCCCCGAACCTTCCGGCTTGTTCTGCTCGAAGACGTTGCGCGTCATCTTGTCTTTCTCCTTGTGCTCGAGGTCCGAGTCGCCCTCGGTCTCCTTGTTGTCTTCGTCCTTGCCCTCGACGACCGTTTCCGTTTCGTTCTCGTCGGAAGACGAGTGCGCCACGGTCTTGTCCGCGAGAGCCTTCGAAACCATGACCTCGACCAGCTCTTTCTGCTGCTCGTTCAGAGTGTCGTAGACGTCCTGGTAGGTCGTGCCGTCGGCGTGTTCGAGGCTAAGACCTGTGTGGATGATGGCTTCATCATCGAGAACTTCGACTTCGCCGTCGCTGTGCTTGATGTTGACGAAATCGATCAGGGCACCCTTGTTGGCGCCCTTCAGCACGAGACTGACCTCACAGATCTCACCGTGAAGAACTTCCTTCTTCTTGTTCTCCTTGAGCTGATTGGCGTAGATCGACAGAAACTTGATGTCGCCGTGTTCCACCAACTGCTTGGAGTTCTTCGCCGACGGCGTCTCGTTGAAGTAACAGTACGCGTAGGTACCGTCGTTCTCTCGATGCTCCAGCTTCACGAACCCGAGGACGTTGTCCGGACTGTCGTGCATGTGGTGCCAGACGAGAGGAATTTCTTTCCCGTCCATGTGCGCGAATGCTGCGGACGTGATCGTTCGCCCGTCCGAGCACTTGAGACCGACCTTGGTTGCGTAACCACCGAAATCATGCTCGATTACGGTCTTCGTCACGGTCGTCTCCTTTCATGTTCAGAGCGAGTTCACGCTCACGGCTCTAGCTGCGGTTGTGTTGCGGGCACTCGAACGGAGGGAACCTTGATCGGAGGGGTTCTTCCCAGCTCACTTTCAGGCATGTTGCTGTTTCGAAGCTCGTCGGCCTTCTTGTCTTTAGACGGGCCATACCCAATACCCTGGCGAATCTCGTTCGACGAGAGAATTTCGTTTCGAGTGAACTTGTCGGCGATCTCGGCCAACTGATCCACCGGGATGTTGGCGAAGGGATCGCGGAAGGCCATAACATCCTGACCCTGGCTACGAGCAGTCTTGGTAAGGAAGGCCCTACGCATTGCTTCAACAACGGACTGAACAATCGGCTTGATCGTTCGGTTGTAGTAGTTCTGCATGACTTTCGAGTCTGCGGTACCGTCCATGACTTCTTTGGTAATGCCCAGTTGGCTGTACAGAAGCTCAGTCAAGTACTCAACCTGCTTCAGAAGATTATTTTCCGACGGTCGATTCAACTGAGTGATCTTCTCGGTACCATCGGTATATGCGATACCGTACTGGCTACCTTTCAGCTGGAACTCGATATCTTTCCGACGTTGCTCTGCTTGGGCCCGTCGGCTCTCCGACTTGATGACGTACGGCAACTGGATGATCATATCCAGCTTGCCAGAGCTGGACTGTTCATCCACAGCATCCAGAAGACTCAACTTCCGAATCAGACGCTGAAGCGTCGAGCTCGGCTCGTTCATCACGGCGTAGAGAGGGTTCTCCACAATTGCTGTGAAGCTCTTGGCTACAACGACGTCCTCGCGCCGGGCGATTTTATCGTTGTAGAGATGAACACCGACGTATTCTGGTTCCCACTTGACAATCTTGCCGACACGCATCGTTTGAATATCGAAGTTACCCGAATCGTTCGGGTTCTTTGACGCATCGACCGGGACGATTGCGATAACGCCTTCGTCGAACAGCGTCTGTATCATGTCTTGCCGAAAATGCCGTGCTGCCTGATCAATATTGGCTTCAACGGTGAGACAGTTGTTCAGACCGCTCTTGATGTCTTCGGAATATCGCCCTTGTTCATCGAGACGAACGTGTTTGATCACAAGATCGGCCACGTCAATCGCAATACGATTGTAAATGGACTGAATGATCGTGCGATCGTTGCCTGTCCTGAACCGAGTTCGATCAGGACGAGTTCCGTATGACGTTCCTACTGTGTGAAACGGATTGCGTTGGTCCAGATTGACGAATGCGTTCCAGCCGTGCGAAAGCGCGTTCTTCAAACGTTCTCGGATGCTCACCCACTACCTCCTCTCGTCACTCGAACGCCTCCTTGTTGGCTTTGTAAGCTACGTAAGCGTCCATCATGGCCGCGACGTTGTCGATTTTTTCTTCGGATCGCTTCTTCAGGAGTTTCCGGTTGCCGTTCGTGTCTTCGAGAGTGATAGCATTGCCCATAGTGAAGGTCATCAAAGCCTCGTCAAATATGAGCAGTCGTTCTTCGGCAAGTTTCTTCAATTCCCCAAGAGGAACCGACTCAGTCCTTGCTCCCTGTGGAACTTTCTCAATTCCGAACGGCCCATTCTCCTGTTCCCAACGCGTCACAAACTCTTTCGCGTTGTACGGGTCGAATCCAAAGGCTCGAACATCGTACCGGAGCTCTTGAATATGCCGATCGAGATCATCGTAGACTTCCATCATGTCGAGGACAGTACCTTCCATGATATGCAGGCTGCCCTCTTGTCTGAACTCATCGTACTTATAGCGCAGAGCGCCCGGGAGTTTCATCAGCGTTTGGGTAGTGATGTAACTTCGCGTTTTGATTCCGTATCGACCACGAGAGAGCGGGAATAAGAACGTGAACGCGCAGAAGTCGTCACCCTGAGAAAGGTCTGCGCCGAGGGCGCATGGCATTTCCCAGAAACGCGTGGCGGGATGTGAAACGGTGTCCTCGTAGGTGAAGAAGTAGGTGTATCCCTCCATGGGAATACCAAACCGCTTCGCCAAAATATCGTTCCGTGCAGCGGGAGCCTTTTCGGCTCGTTCGACGTCAAGCTGGTAAGTTTCGTATGTGACCGTTTGACCGATGTTGGGCTGAGCCTTGACCCACATCTCGGGGTCGCCGACCTCTGCGAGATCGTCCAGCTTGTAATGCCAGATCGACACGTGGGGAGCGAGATACTCGCCCTTCAGAATCTCGGCCAGCTCCATTTTCATCGTATCGCCAGAACCGTTTCGCACAGTTCCTTCTGAACTGATAGCAACGATCAACCAGTCGTCATCTGTAAGTTTCGAAGCACCCTGTTCGATAGCACCAATCACGTCTTCACGAAGGTCGCCGGAAAGCCACTCGTCGACGGTGGACACCAACGGTCGCAGACCCTGCAGTTTAGCGATTGACATCGGACGGATCTCGAGAAGACTTCCCGTGAGGAAGTTCTCAATACCCTTCTTCGTTGCCGCAAGCTTCTGACGCAGAAAACGGTTTCCTGTTGTATTCTGCATCGAACCCATAGTCAAGAATTTGAACAGAGGACCTTTAGCTCGCGTGATGGCAGTTCGAAATGGCGACAGTACTTCTTCGGCCTGCTTCATTGTTGGAGCTGTCGTGATTTGATGCGTTGTGGCTGTGTGTACAGTCAAGAAATATGCTTGAATACACTGCGCGTACATGGACTTGGCCGCACCACGAGCAACGATCAGAAACTGCTTGTTTGTCAGCCTCTTTTTGATCGTCTTTGTTACGTACGAGCCACCCTTGCCGTCTTCGTTCGGCGTCCACACAGATCGATCGACGAAGTAGTACCAGCCGAATATCTGCTCTGCCCACAACTTGAACGTGGGGAGCAGACGCAAGTCGCTGCCATCCGTAAGTGTGAGTTCGCCTTCGCAATACAAAACGAACCCGTTGATCGCTTTGTCGTCGTAGTAAATGTTCGGGTTCGCGATGAGATCATCGATCCGGTTCATCTCCGCAGAGATCTCACGGTTTACCGGAATATCGCCCCGGAGGACTGCGTCCCGAAATTGACCGTAGTAATACGGAGTTGCCGTATTCGACAATGCCATCGTTCACCTCCTAGTAGTCGAATTCGCTCAGAGAGAAGATCATCTTGTTATCGCCCCAACAAACCGCGAGGCGATCGAAGTAGATTGAAGCGGGTAGCGTGTTTCGACGTCGCTGGTTGTAACTGACTTCGTCAGGGTTGACAAGCGGATCGTCTTGCGCGTACGCGGAGCCAGCGGGGCCAATCGTGGCGTGAGGAAGGTAGTTGTTTCTGAACTCGCTCTTGTCCCAGCGAGCTGCCACTGAGTTATAAGCGACCAAAAGCTGAGGGGTCGGGAACAACATAAGTGCGTCGACTTCTTCGCCGGCATCGCCAAGTGTTTCGACACCGACGACGCTCAACGAAAACGACTTGACGATCCGAGCCGCGGAGATAGCGTCCTTGGCCATCTCATTGAACTCTGAGTCAGGTCGATCCTCGATCTTACCGGCGTAGACGAGTGTCATATGCGGGAAATCTTGCTTACACCACGAACCATTCGTCGGAAGGAACGCGATCATCGCTGTGTCGCTCATGCTGCTCCTCCCGTTACGACCTTCTTGGCGACCGTGGTAGCAACCTTCTTGGCGAGCTGCTGCTGGACCTCACGCTTACCAATCTCCAACAGAGCAGAAGAAACCCATCGCGTGACGGCCGACTTCTGGTTAACACTGAGACGCTTGAAATCCTGCTCGAGCTGCATTCGACGAATAGCTGCCTGCAGTTCGTTGTTCGAGACTGTATGGACGCCTTTTTTCTTGGCTGTTGTCCGCGTTGATGTTGCCTGAGCGGAATCGCCGGATGCCGGGTTCTTCCGCTTGCCCCACTTCATACCCTTTACGCCGAAGTGTTCGAGCACGTCGTCGACGTCCATGTGCTTCACCTCCGTTCCGAGATTATCGATCAGCAACGTGCCAAGTTCCTCGGCGAAATCTTCTTCCCACCGATCGAGATTTTGTTCGGCATGCTTGAGCTTCGCCACGTTCATTGCCATTGGAGTGAGGCCACCCCAAATATCACTCTTGTCACCTTGGACCGGGCCATCATCCTTAAACCCCAGCTTCTCGTAGATATGACGAGCGTCCGGAGCGTTCCCAGGAACTTCGAGTGTTAACTTCTTGATGCCTTCATTCTGTGCGTACTTGACCACACCCTTCATCGCTGCCGAAGCATACCCCTTGCCGCGGTACTTAGGCTTGACAGTGACGAAGTTCAAATACAGCTCGTCTTTCGACGTACGATTGAAAGAACCGAATCCAACTTTCGAGCCGTCTTTGTCTTTGAAATCGAAGACTTTGAACGAGTCGATGTCGTATTTCGGATTGACTTTCTTGATTGTCCTTGCAATAGCGGACGGAGGCTTCTGGTAGATCGAGACGGAATCGCCACTCTTAAACTTGTGAGTCAGAACAAGCTTCGGTTGTGGTTTCCTACTAATCTTCCCGTTGGACGTCTTCCTTACGCCCCACTTCATGCCCTTGACGCCGTGGTGAGCAAGGAATTCTTCGGTATAGGTCATCGGTTACCTCCTCTCAGCGAGATACGACCCATTCAGTTCCGTCATACCCAGCCATCGAGGCAGGTACCCACAAACTGCCGTTCCAAACCTTTGTTTGGTGCTTGATCCAATCCGTACCGTTCCAAACCTTGGGCATTCCGCTTGGACCGGCCACAATTGGGGTGTTCATCCAATCGACAACTTCCAGATTGGACAACGTTCCAGACAGAATTCTTACCCCCGTAAAAGCAACACTCGCGGAGGAATCGCTGTCCGCCATGTTCGAATCTTTTCCACTGACCCACGGAAAGTCTTCCCAAGACACGGCGCCTGATCCAAACCTCGACGCTTCTTGAATCAGAATGCCGTCAATGAACCAAGCGTACCTGTCATCCGAGTCCACGTTACAAATATGGTGCCATCCGAGATCCAGGAATTCCCCACCTGATTCTCGGAAAGCTAACTGGTCCCGCCATCGAGACATGGTAAAGACACTGTTGTCGCTAGCGTCGATCGAATGCCTTGTTGAATCCGATGCTCGGGTTTTATGAATGAGCTGAGTGAAATTCGAGTGCGACGAAAATAACTTTGCCCAAAGCATGGTGACAATTCCACCGGCGGAAGCGACCGGCTCCAGGCCAGCTCGTCCGTATGTGATCGTTTGGCCCGCGCCGGAAAAACGAACACCTCGAGTGCCTGGAGCCGGTCCATCGACGAACGAGGGGGAGAAGTTCGCCGACGCTGTGATTCCGTTTCCGGAAGTGTCATCAAGATTGTCGAGAAAGCCCCATTCCCCTAAGAGGACATGGCTCATGAGCTTGTGTCGATCCAGACATCCCCGACAGCTGGCGAAGAAGGCGCTGAAGAAGAGACAGAAATAGAAGGACCGGTATAGTCAGTTCCATCGGCGCCAGCAGCACCTGTGTCTCCGGTATCGCCCTTGTCGCCTTTCGCTCCCGGAGCGCCGCCAGCACCGACATTCCCCTGAATGCCTTGCGGGCCGACGTCTCCGGTATCTCCCTTGTCGCCTTTGAGGAACAGAAGCCAATCATCGACAGTACCGACGAATCCGTTGTCGACCGCCAGATCGTAAGCTGAAGCACCGTCAATACCATTGATGCCATCCAGCCCATTAGATCCGTCGGTACCGTCAATCCCGGGCTCGCCTTGCGGACCGGGAGCTCCTTCGCCACTCAGGTAACTGAGCTGCGACCAATGCTTGACCCCATCGCCAATCTTGAGTTTCATGACGTCGAGATTGACGCCAGGCTCTCCGGATTTTAGGATGGGATCTGTCGCTAGCCACTCAATGGTGGTTCCGCGTCGAAACCTGAACGTGATCACGGACCACCACCATCAAGGATCGAACCTTGCAACGGCCGGAGGGTCTCGGGGTCGACCCATTCCGTGTCTTCTCGCTGAACGTTCATCCGCCACTCGAGCTGTTCGATCTGCTTCTCGATCGCGGTCGTGTGGAAACCGGTCGAAGGAGGATCGAACAACAGTCGGACTCGAAGAAACACGTAGGTCTTGATGTGGTTCAGCCGAGGGTCGCTTCCAAGGAAGGCGTCCCAGGTCGGGGTCTCGTCTTCGATCATGAAGCCGTTGACTGGCCCCACACCCAACTGGTTCAGCGTGCTGAAAGCCGAGTTGATGTGCATGATGACGTCCTGGTCGAAGGCCTCGTAATTTTCAGCGAGGTTCAGCGACTTCTTCGTACTGGTGAGAATGCTGGCGATCACTGGTCACCTCCCTTGAAAGCTACCATTTTGACTGCTTTAGTCGGACAGTCGCTTGACCTCGGCTCGTACCGCCGCGAAGTTCCAGCCGGCGCCTTCGAGAAGACGTTGGCATTCCTTCTCGTCGTCCCCGTAGTGCCCGTCGATGACCTGCTGAGCGATCTCGGTGATCGAAGACCGGTAGGCTGCCGGGGCGCCAGCACCGACTCGTTTGTTGACGGCCAGTTGGACCTTAGCGTAGTCGAGGCCCTCGTCTTCGAGACGGGTCTTCCGATCGTCACCGGTCCCCCATTGACCCGCAAGGACCTCGTTGACGATCCGGTCGTTGTTCGTGGGCGAGGTCGCAGAACGCTTGGCCGTCGTCTTGGCGGCACGCTGCGAGGGTTTGGTTGGCATGTTCTGTCGCCTTTCAGAATTGCTTACGGGCGGGAAGCCGTGATGGCTTCGATCAGACCATCGATCTTTTCGATCAGCGTGTCCAACTTCTCGTTCGTTTCCTCGCTCTTGGTCTGCAGGTCGACACCGGAGTTGCGCAACTGCGAAATGAGGTCTGCGAAGTTACTGCCGGCGAAACGCACTTCGTCGCTGGAGAGGTACCGATACAGTGCCTTGAAGAAGGCGGCTTCTGTCGCGTCTTGGACTTCCTGCTTGGTGGCCATGTCGATCCAATCTGTCTGCGAGTTGAGGATGTTGAGCGCAGAAGCACAGCGTGCTTCACTAGCGACGATTTCGAAATGCATACCGTCCTTGCGGCCGGTGTAGTCTCCACCCCAGCGAACACATCCATTGGTGCGACCGATGATTGAGTGAATCGCGCCAATCTTCGCGTTGGAAAAGTTCGCCGGCGGTTCGGTGGCAAGCGGGTGCGATGTCGCATTGAGGTCGATCGCTGTACCAGACGCGTGATTCGACAAAACGGTGCCGCCACGGATTGGTCGCTCGGCGTACCCCCAATCATCGAGGATGCCCTGCTCGATGTCCTCGACCAGCTTGTCGAACTGCGATGCGACCCACAACAGCAGATCGCCGGCGGGACCTTTGCGAACGGTCAGCTTGCGTGTGGTACCGGGCACGAGTCGACTGGACACCAGTGCCGCGTTGTTGGCCGGATAGCCATTCTGACTGTTGACCATTACTGATCCTTACCAGAGCTTCGTGTCACCAGGTCTCCTCGGTTCGTACGGCTTCGGAAGAAGACTCGCATCCCCGAAGTGAATCGCGTTGTGCGTATCGTGCGTAGTGCAAATCAGAAACTCAAGATCGAGTGCGTGCCGAGTTCCGTGAGTGATGTCCTCTTCTGTGAGAGGGTTCATGTGATGGACAATCAACTTATGGTGAATATCGTAACCGTCCACGCCGAGATCACACGCTTGGTCTCGAAGAATTGCTTTCTGACGAAGCTGACGCCATTCGCGAGAGGTGTAGAACTGTTGGTTAACCCAACGGTTGAATCCGAACGTCTCGCAACCAACGTCGCCTCTCAACGAGAGGTATTCGAATCTTTCTTCGAATGTTTCGAACTGAACAAGCTCCGAATACGACCTACTCCTGGTAGTCATCGTGCTCAGGACCTTGTTCCGGATCATCCAGGCCTGCATAGCCTCGCATAGCATTGAACGCATCTCGAACAAGCTCTTCAGTCCGCATCTCAGAAGCCATGTGCTCTTCCTTGATCTTCATGAGAGTTACTTCGCCCTTCAAACGCTCTTGTTCCAAGCGTTCTCTGGACGAACCAAGCTTCAAATAATGTGTGATCACCTGAGCCGAGGCTTCGCCGCTTCGAAGTTGCTTTTCAGCGAGGTCTGTAGCAGCTTCGATGAGCTGGTTCTCTCGATCGTCAGGAGTTCTTGCCGGGGGACGAGGAGTTCCACTTGTGTTCGAACCGCTTACGCGGTGGGTAACCATACTTCAGACCTCCTTTCAAGTTACTTCTAGAGGCCTCCGGGGCAAAACATTGAGGGGAAAATTCCCCCGGGGCATTTTTGGGG